CCGCTATTTTGAATCCATCTCGAACTCAGGATTATTTATTGAGCAACCTCACTGAATGCAACACCAGTACGTGTAGCAACGAATGTTAGAGTGATGTAGTTAATAGTACGAGTTGGTTTTACGAAAACCTCTGCGTAGAATTCACCACGATCTATAGCCTCTGGTGGGTTGTTATCGCTATCGCACTTGATTAAGAAATCAGTTACACCACGACGACCTTGTACATCACGTAGGTATGGTTCGATAATATTTAAGAATAGTGATCTTTGTGCCTCATCGTTTTGCTCGAAGAGTTGTGCTTTAGCAGCACCACTTACAACACGTTCGATTGTAAGGAATAAACGACGAACGTTTATTCTATCGAATGCGGAAGCATATGATAGAGCAGTCTTATCACCATAAAGAACTACACCCTGACCTGGGAAGGCGACTATTGGGTTAATTCTATTTGCGTATAATGTATCACGCTGAGTCTTGTTAGGTGTAAATGCAAGTTTAATAGCATTTCTTAGAACACCACGTTGGAAACCAGCAGGTGAGAACCAAGGTTCTGAAGTCTCAGTTGTCTGTAAGCAGAGACCAGCAACGTCACCGTTACAAGGAACGTAACGATAAACATCATTGTACTTATCGTAGATATATTTGTATCCAGAATCAAATACAATGTAAGAAGAACTTGGAAGTAACTTAAAGAAATTAACAATATTATCTGTCTGTGTACCAGCATTACTTACACCAACAACATTTGCTCTACGAGGAGAAACAAATAGTAGGCAGTCACGACGCTCTTCAACTATGTTTGCAAGAGCAGTAATCTTAGACTTAGCAGTTCCATCATCAACACCTGAAGGACCAGCAAGTATGTAGTCAATTATCTGTGACTCAGGATCAGAAACTAAGTTGTATGCAGTTTCAACATCTGTACTTGATACACTGTACTCACCACTAGCAATAGAGTAGTTAGCACCATCAGCAAGTCTGTAGTAGAATGTTGCATTATTCTTAGATCCAAGAGTAAATGCACCGCCTGGGAAATCAGTAGTACCAGCAGAAGAACGTAGTAAGTTAAACTGACGTGAAGGAGAAGCTTGCCCCCAGTTACCATCTGAAAGAGTACCTGTTGCAGAGAACAATCCAGTCTCGTGTAATCCCCAGAAGATATACTGTGAACGTTGCTTAATTACTGTAGCATAGTAGTTAGTCTCACCAACAGAAGTCTTAGCATCAGATGCTTTAGATAGACTAACAAAACGTTCTAGTACAGCACCAGAAGTTCCAGTTAGTCCACCGTCAACATCAACTACAACAACGTGTAGTTCGTCACGGAATCCACCTTGACCAGCAACTGATTGTGAAGTTGCAGGACGTGGAGCAACGTTAATCCACTTAACACCAGGAAGATACTCACGTTCGTTATACTCTTCACGAACTGAAGTAATAGTTACGTTAGTAGAGTTTGTATCAGCAACAACATCAGTACCAGCAAAGTCAATACTATCCTTATTCAAACCGACATAAAGACGACGCTCAATACCATTAGTTGTAATGTCAGCAGTGTTTGTTCCCTGAGTAATTGTCTGACCATCAGCGATGATACCAGTAACACCACCAGAAGGAAGATCAATTTCTAACTTCTTATTATTTGAATCGTATGAAAGAACATTAACAGTCTCATTAGAACCACCAATACTAATTGTAGTAGTAGCACCAGGAACAAATGTTCCGACAATTGTATCAACTGTTAATACTATGCTGTACTTGTATACTTTACCAGCAGCACCTGAAGTTGCACTAACAGCAGCATCAGCAACAAACTCGTGCTCGTTACCTGAACCAGGAGCTGGTAGAACAGCAATTTGATCAGGACCAGAGTCTGTTACAAATACACCGATTGAATTACCTTTACTACCAGGAGTTCTAGCCGCCCAATTCCAGTTATTGTTTGAAGCTTCGTATGAACCTTCATAGTTATCTAAATTCTTAATTAGAGGAGCAGTACCACTATTAACAGCATTCTTTAATGCTGAAGAGTTAACACGAATTGTTTTTAGAACACCACCGTAAGAAAGGAACTGTGATGCAGTAAACCAATACTCAAAATTACTATCAGTAGGTTTACCAAATTTTTCTGTAAGGTCTCTCTCTGAGGTTACCTCTACAACTTCTTCAACAGGCCCCAATTCAAACGGTGCTGCTATTACACCTAAGTTCGCTGTCGATAGGCTGGTAATAGTAGTCAGGTCTCTTTCCTGTACAACTACACCTGGCGATAATTGATTGGCTGCCATGTTTATAAACTCCTAGATATCCAGTGGTCGGTTAACTAAGATTATTTATATTTTTCAAACGTCACCTAAAGTCCAACATATGTTGTATATCTCCGTATTCCGCAATTTCCCATCTTTCTCCCTGAGCATCTACAATAACATCTTCCTCTTGTCCGTCACTTATAAAACCAAACGGAGCCATATCTTGTTCAATTGAATCTCTTTGATCATCATATATTCTTTGCCTTACATCATTATCGTGCATCTCTTTAAAGTATTCTTGCATAGCCATCCACGCAAAAATAACCAAACACATAGCAAGATCATCGTGGCATCCATCTTCCGCTTGGAAACTATTTCCTTTCTGGATGAATGTAGTTAACTCCGCAATAGTATCATAATCTTTAATTAATAATTTATCATCTTCTATTAATGCTTTAAGATTAGAACATCCAACTTGCTTAACAGCAGTACTCATTTTCACACCAAGTTGTGTCTTCTTACCTGAGAACCCTTGTCCTAGTTGTTGCCCTGCTCTTCCTCTCATAGCAGCCATTAGTAGATTCTCATATTCCAAATCGTACTGAATAATGTCTGCTACCTGTCCACCAATATCATTTACCTCACATAAGACATACGCATTATTATAATTCTTTGCTACATCAACAATAATATTAGGTAATACTATTGGTTTTATTGAATTATTTTTATACCTTGCAACTAATGAATATGGTATAGTTGTTGTATCAAGGACACAAAACGCAGAGTAATCCCCACCAATACCACGTGATACATCAACAGTAATAATATAATTATGATCTTCAATGACATTTTCATAAACTGCTAATCCTCTTTTTTCTTTCAACGGATCTTCATATGGCATAACTCTTAATTTACTTGGCGATATAAGAGTATCAACAGAACCTAAGAACTCACATTCAAACTCAACTCTAAACTGTGCCTCTGATGTATTTTCAATTGTCTGTTGTTTCCAAGCAGCATCTCTACCAGGAACTTGAGACCAATGAACTTCAGTTGCAACATAATTATTAGAACCTCTTTCTGCATCGTGCCACAATTTATAAAATTGATTCATCCCGTGAGGGGTAGATATGATAATAACTTTTGTTGATTTACCAGAAGATATAGTAGGATACACACTAGCAAAAAACTGCTCTGCAATATGATTCGGAACAAATGCGAATTCATCCAAAAATATAATGTTAAAGGACATACCCCTAACAGCAGAACTACTAGTACTTGAAGCCAAGATCTTACTTCCGTTCTCCAACTCCAAGCTTCCTTTGTTCCACCCCACGATACCTTGTTGCAACCATTTAGGAAGATTTTCATAAGATAGTTGTAGGCGGCCCAACATTTCTCTTGCGGTTGGTGCTTTGTTTGCGAGGATTGCGATGTTGACATTATCATTAAAGAGTACATACCAAAGAAGATATGCTGTTACAATTGTAGACTTACCAGACTGTCTTGGAAGTTTAGCAATATTAAATCTATGGTCGTGAAATTTCTGAACCATAGCTTCTTGGAAATCATACATTGCAAATGGTATGACACCCTCATCAAGAGATACTATTCGTATATAAGTACGGATGAAATAGATTGGATCTTTTGCACACTTTAAATATTCAGCAACTTCCTCTTTAGAAAATTCCTGTGGTACATTAGATTTTTTTAAATTAGGATTACCTAAATAAATTTCGTGATTAGCACTCATGTGTTTTCGTATTCCTCTGTTGGTATGTGCCAATCAGCGTATACACGTCTGCCTGTCATACCCTTTGAATCTATGTAGACTTGATCAAGACTAGACCAGTGTCCCAAACGAACGCCTAATCTCACGTAAGACCTCAAAATCTTTCTGTTTAGTTCCACCATCATACGCCCAAGCATAACCTTCCTCAATCATTTGTTCATTTAGTGAAATAGCAGCATCGCCAATGTAGAGCCAACCAAGAAGCCTGCCATACTTCCCAACGCCACCCTTAAGTTCAGTTCTAATAAGGAGTTCTTCATCACCTTTAATTGTTTCAGTTAGTTTTGCCTTTAACCAATTGGTAGCATCTATTCCCAGTGCCTTCTCTTCAAGGTCTCTTGTTCTTTTCTCTGGTGTATCAACTCCTGCAACTCTAACTCTTTCTTTCTTGTATAGATCAAAGCCGAGATCAATAGTAACGTCAATAGTGTCACCATCAAGTACCTTGTCTATTTTCGTCACTCGGAAATTGTAACAACTCTTCCGTGACGGTGGTGTCATTGCTCCCATTTGGCCAAAACTCATCGTACTTAAATATGTAGTAGATTACTACACCTACTGCAACAAGTAAGATTGCAATCATTATATTAATTGACCAAACTACTTCACTCAATCTCTTTGTCTCCAGTCGTCAGACCTTTCATTGTGAAACCAGTCTACCACATCTTGTGGATCACCGAAACCCCTTCTATGATGAGTTGAATCGGGGTCTCCAATGTTCAACTCATTCAGAAAAGAGTCTGTCGGGTCTGTACTAATTCTTCTTGCAGTCTGTAACATACCTCTAGCAGCAGTGTTTGCTTTAGCTAATTTCTCTGCCCAGATCATATCTTCTAGACTAACTTCAACTCCAGCAC